CTATGCGACCCTGTGGGAAAGCATAGGCTATGCGACCCTGTGGGAAAGCATAGGCTATGCGACCCTGTGGGAAAGCATAGGCTATGCGACCCTGTGGGAAAGCATAGGCTATGCGACCCTGTGTAAACTAATACTCAATGCCCAGAAAGGTAGTCTTTTTCATATCATCCGGTGGATTCATAGAGTATTTCTCAATCGTGTAGGTTAAGGTATGTCCGCCCATCAAGGTAGTACTAAAGTGAATCTGGATATTATCCGGCTTTAATACTAATGTAATTTCATTATATTCGTCAAACTTCTTATATCCAATCTTCTTCAAATGTTCGATCAACGGCGAGGCAAAGGGTTCATGACATAGTTCCGTTACAATTGTCTTAATCATTCCATCTCGTACCTTTCGACTCGTCAGATGAAACTCCTGCTTCATAGTGCCAATTATCTTTGTGTTCATGATGAAGTGCTATACTGAAATGACACCTTGATTCAATTTTTTGATGTGAAAAAAATTGGATGCTTCTGCGCTGTAGTTGAACGGATCAGAATGCGCACCTTATATCTAGTTCCTACCACCGTAGAAGCAAGAGGAAACTATTGCGCAATTATAGCGTCATATACAGCAAAGCCCCTAAAGGAGCGTGATGCGGGATTTGATTTAATCACGGAAAGTACCGTCGTAGAAGCAGAGGCCTTTGGCACCTCCCTCAATCAACAGACTGCTGCGGCATTCTACGATCATACGCTGGGGTCCTTTCGTGCGTTCTGGCTTCTTCCACGCTCTTCCTTGTCTAAGACGAGACTTCGCCTTTCCAATTCTGTAGGACTCATTGATGCTGGGTATCGTGGCACCTTAATTGCGAAAGTGGACAATCATGATTCAGAAAGCGCTACTATTACCAATAGCACTCGCTTCTTTCAAATTGCGGCGCCCGACCTCCTCCCCTTCGACGACATCCAGATCGTCGATGTAATTCCAGGAGGAACTACATTACGAGGATCCGGTGGATTTGGTAGTACAGGTCTGACACTTCCTGGGGTCCCCACAGCCAATGAATCGAATACCGTAACTTATTTCGGCATATAAGGTAATGGGCGCAGATCTTATATTTGTGGAACAAACCTTATTTCAAGTGTTTCTATGGGTGGGCTTGTGGGGCTTGGTAGAACTTAGTCTCGCAAAATCAACCGTTCTTACAAAAATGCTTGTGTACTTGTTCTTTACCATTGGATCCTTTTACTTTTTATACTTACGAGGACACATGCCGAAGCTTGCGAGTCTGTAGTTCTTTTTTTGAAATTAAAAACCTCTCCTTGTTAGATGACATCCTATTGTCGAACGCCCCTGACCTTTTCGGCCCATCAAAAAAATCGGGTGGGTGATTCCAAGTTTTCAGCTGTAACTAGCGATCACATGGGATGGTTGCTTTGCGATGGTCGCACCCTCTCCAAGACCGAATTCCAATTCCTCTTTGATCTCATAGGCTATTCCTTTGGTGGATCTGGTTCCCAGTTTCAACTTCCTAATGCTGCGGGTAAGGTTCCCGGCGCAATCGGTGTAGGTCGAGACCAAAACATGTCTACCTTTAGTACAATCTTAGGTGTCAGCACGGGTGAATATATGCATAGACTCACCATTGCTGAAATGCCCTCTCACAATCACGGAACGGGAGGAGGAGGTCAAATTGCCACCAACAACTCCACGTCCTTTGTGAGTACTGGCATCACAGTCTTAACATCCACAACAGGCGTCACTGATTCAGGACACGCTCACGGATACATTGCGTCCTATGACACCAACCACGAAAACGCTGTATCCTTGACAAATTCTGGAAACAATCAAGGCGTCTATGCTGCAACTACAAATACGGGTTACGCAAACATCAATGATCCTGGACATACCCATAATATCAATGATCCGACTCATGCGCATACCCTAAACCCTGCTGGAGGGGATGCGAATCACAACAATGTCCAACCCACCATCTTTATGGGTAACATGTTCATCTACTCGGGTCGTGTCAACTACCCCAGTTTCCTCGCAGGCTATCCTTACACCATTGGCCAGAACATTTATTAGGTATTTCTGCGACGGAGGAAATCTTGTGCGGATCCTATACACCGCAGGGTTATAGTCTTCGTTCAGGTTTTCGCTCTTCCCCCTGTTTCGCCTTTGCCGCCGTGTATTTCAAATAATCAGCGTGAGTGGCAAATTTCATATTCGGACGTTCCCGTGCTTCCCGCAACATCACTTCTTCCGCCCGTGAAGAAGACAACTCTCCACTCGCAATCTTACGTACGTAACGTGCCGGTTTCTTTCCATGAACTGTAAACCCCTTACTCAAGGTCCTTACATCCTCGGTTGGCATTGTTGTTCCGTCCGGTGACCAGGTTCTCATTCGCACGGAATATGTATATTGGTATTCTAATCCATCACAATCCTGGTACCCCCGCCCCCAATCAAACATGTATGTCCACTTGGTCTTTGTGGCTGGAAAGGCCATATCCACCGAAGACTCCATAATACAATACATAGGTAACAGATACCCTGTATGAAATCGTAAACCGTCAATGATCGCCTGTGTATGTAAGACGGGTAACCCACACTCGGGTTCCTTCGGAGGCCCCTTCACCGATACAACAATCACCGGTCCATACACCTGACTCCATTCTACAATTCCCTTTTGTACATCTCCTGTCATACTTCCAATTCTTACATACCAAGATCCATTTCCGGTGTCTAACTGTAAACTCGTGGCTGTAGGAGGGATCAAAAATGTACGGAGATTTTTTGTAAATTCAGTATCTGTAGCGACCGATACAAGTAAGCCTCGACTCACGTCTAAGATCTCCCATGTCAAACAGAGTTTGTTAGCAAATCCTGTACCACTTAGAATTTGAACACTCATTTCTACGGATCTACATAATATGTATATCCGAGGAACGCATTTACATATATACAAGACCTGCTATCGCCTCGTCTCGCTTTGGATACAGTGTGCCGCAAAGCCGATCGATCCAATATTCACCATAATTGTGTTGGGGATACAGGTGATGGAGCAAATGATGATTGCCGATCAGCCATACAAACCGTTCGTCGTGTCGCATCATGCCTCGTACATTGAGAAAGAACAAGATGGCGAGAATCTCTGGAAGACTGTAGGAATAGTAAAGAAAGGGCAAAAAGGTCCCTACACCCTGAAAGACACTCTCAAACCAGTGACCCTCATACGTATCCCACATCGTTGGAATCGCATATTTGTGATGAATGCTGTGTAAGGGATATAAGGTTCTAGAATGAAGTATACGATGACTTATGTAAAACCAGATGTCGTAACACAAAACAGACGCAACTATATGAAACATGATTCTTATTTCATATACTTGTTTACACTTTATACCTCCTCTAATACTTCTTGACCTGTACCACCGGTCCCTTCGTCCCCCCCGTCGAAGAGGTCAGGGAAGGTGCTGTCTCACCCGCCGCTTCCGCCGCCTCCTTCTGTCGCTCGTACTCCGCCGATCGTATCCATTGCTCCCGTGATCCAATCTTAAAATCCGGATGCGACTGTGCCTTGTACCAAAACACGCAATCCTCAATCTTGTTCGTCTTGGCACCGTTATGAATCACCAGACATTCGTAGTCCTCCGTACACTGATCCATGATCTGACAGAAGAGTTCAAAGGTCGGAAAAATACCCGCAAACTGCTCGTAAATCTTACGCCGAGCGCTAACCTGATTCTCTCTCAGAATAAAGACATAATCCACCTGACCTCTAAGAACCGGTGGGATTCCCATCACGTACTGTAAGGCCAAGATGTATAGAAGACCGTAATGTCGTCCGTTCATGAACAAGGAACGAATAAACTTGTCGTTCAACCACTTCGTATCGTACATACAGTCGTCCATCACAATGAAGGACCTACGATCTAAAGACGAGGACCCCCGCAATTCGGTTTCTTTCCGGATTTGCTTTGTAATGGCGTCTTGACGCTTCAACACATTGGCGATAACATTCGAATTGAACTCATCATGAATGAAGAGCGAGGGTACAATGGTGGAATAGAAGGCGTTCGCACCCTCTGTACCCGAAATGACAGTCCCGATGGGAAAGCGCTGCTTATACCACATCAGATCCTTGATCAGCCACGACTTACCCGTACCTCGGCGTCCAATAAAGAGGACAACAGAGTCGTCCGGAACCATGTTCATATTGAACTTGGACAGACGAAGGTTCACGGTGGGTCGGGGGCTATCAGGATTACCCCCCATAGCAGGTAGAATCGAGGATAAGGTAGACATTGTCTTACTATCTTCGTGTGATTGTAATTTCAGATAAACCGCATTTGTCTTGTTGCGGACAAGACAGGCAAACAGACTCCATCGTCTTAGAAAGATGCCCCCTAAGATCGTGAAAAAGCCCCTCAAGCTGAATAAACCAAATACAGCCGGCCCTGAACTGAAGGACCTTCCCTTTACCCTTCCTATTTCCTACACAGCCATCCCTTCCGTCCTCTTGGAGGGTAATACCGAGTTTACACAGGCCCAGTCCTTCTTCTCAGCCTTAGAACGAGTGGTTCCGGATTTGTCGAGTCTTCGATACAAGCACTGCTGGACCGGACTGTCGGGAGAGTCGATCACCAGCTTTACACAGACGACTCCAGACTCGCACTTTCGATGGTCTCTCAAGATGAAGGACGGTTCAGAGAAGCCCGTGTTCTTGAAACGAGCTCACTTACTGGATCCTATTAGCTACATGTCGGGAAAGTACTTGACTCCTTCGTACGGAGGTCTTCCTGCGCCGTCTGAGCCGTGGCGCACTGCTTGTATGAAGTTAAACGATCCGAATAACGAAGCCTACGTGGATGCGTTGTTTGCTCTGTACGCCAATCAGTTAGTTCTGAAAAAGATCAGTCCTCATTGGTGCCAATGTTACGGAAGCTTTACAGCGCTAGCCAATACCTATTTGTACGATATTACCGAAGAGTACGACTCGCTCAAACAGAATTCTTGGTGGCAGCGCAATCAACGGGCGGGTTTATTCAGTATCTTTCATGACGAAGACGAAGAGGAGTCGAGCAAGTTCAAGGCGATTGTGGCGTCAGAAGGGACCGATCTAGCCGGTGATGACTTTCAGGAACTTACGGAAGATCTTCCCACTGCTTCTAGGTCAGTCACAAATGTTGTCACAACCACGGATGATCTTACAGATGAGAAGCCCGTGCGTCTTCGAACACCCAAGATCCGCTTTAAGCCCCTTGTATCCGATGAGGACGAGGACGACGAAGAAGAAGACGAAGATGACGATGAAGAAGATGCGGAATTCGCCGAATTTACAAACTTTCCCGTTCAAGTGACCCTACTCGAATGTGCCGATGAAACCCTCGAGGATCTAGCCGACGACGATGCCGAAGAGAAGTCCTCAACCCTCAAAGACGAACATTGGACGGCCTGGCTGTTTCAAATTGTCGCTGCGCTCACCTGCGCTCAACACATGTTTGGTTTCTGTCACAACGACCTTCACAGCAACAACGTTATGTGGAGTAAGACAGAAGATACGCATATCACCTATCGCATTCACAACAAGAAGGAGGTGTATACCATGCGTGTACCAACCTACGGAAAGATGATGAAGATTATTGATTTCGGTCGTGCGTCCTACACTCTTCCAGGTGGATTCTTTATCAGCGATGCGTTTTATCCAGGCAATGATGCCGCTGAACAATACAACTGCGAGCCCTTTTACGATTCCAAGGCGGGTCCTCGATTAGAGCCTAATCCTTCCTTTGATCTATGCCGACTATCCGTGTCTCTCATAGACTCTCTCTTTCCAGAACGCCCTACAGCTGCTTCGCCTGCGCGCATTATGAGCAAGGAACCTGGTAAGATGTATACGGAAACGGTGTCTCCTGTATACAATCTGCTGTGGTCATGGCTCCTCGACGATGAGGGCATGAATGTGTTAAGAACGCCAGATGGCGAGGAACGGTACCCCGAATTTGATCTGTACTGTGCGTTAGCGGCCGATGTTCATGGAGCCGTTCCTAAACATCAACTGTTGAAGCCACTATTTCAGAAATATAGGACCGAAGTTCTTGTATCAGAGCCCGTCTACGATTTATTTTTGTAAGATCTAAGTAGAACCTAGATGTCTTCAAGAAAAAGTAGAGTGACAAAAATGCGAGGACAACAACTAACAGCTGAAGAGTTTTTTGGAAACAACTCTGAGCCAATGTTTGAGACTCTGTTTGGAAGTAAGAGATACCCGGATACTCCATTCGGTGTTGCGTTCATTAGCATCATAGCGGGTGGTGCTGTCGCACTCATATTTGCGGCCTTTACAAGTACATTTTCACCTGAGAAGAAAGACCTTAACAAATGGGGTCCCGCAGGTATAGCTATACTTGGTGCCGTATTATGTATCATATTTATAGTAATAGGATTTAATAATTATAGATAAGTAGATAAACTAAATTCGTTCGTCTAAGTAGAACCCCTGATGTCACCAAGCAGTAACAATAAAATAAACAATTGGAAGGGCACGTCCGTACACAGAAAGAAAACACCCTTATTGGACAAAGAAACTTTGGATAATATTATGTTTATCGCTCCTTTTGTCGTCGTGTTAGGACTTATAATTACCGGTGCTATATTATTGTTTTCAATGGGTAGTGGTACAGAACAAGAAAAAAAAGCAAAAATGGGATCAGGTATAGGAATATTTGTATTTCTTGGTGTTGTTGGTTTTATAGCTATGGGGTTTATCAAAAGTGGTGCGGTTTAGTATTGTATATCATAGTTTTAATAATTACAGACAATATGAAGTCTAGTAGATAAACAAAATTCGTTCGTCTAACTAGAACAACATGGCAAATGGTGCTAATTCGAACGCAAAACAACCCAACGGTTCCAATTCGACAGCAAATAAGCCCAATTCGAACGCAAAACAACCCAACGGTCCCAATTCGAAAGCAAATCAGCCCAATATGGGAAATAATCTCAGTAACGCTCAACGCCAATCACTGAGAAATGCGGTACAATCATCTCCTAACGTTAATACTTATTTAAAGAAATGGAAAGAGATCACGGCTCCCCCCGTCCCGGCAATAATTCTACATCAAAAAATATCTGGTTTGGATTTTATACTATTATGACGTTACTAGGACTTGCGTGTATTTCTATACCTATTGTATGGTTTCAAAAGCAAGGTGCTCCTTCTCTTGACATAGTTACAAAAAATAGCACTATTGTGGGGTTGTCAATTGGATTAGTTATGATACTTACGTTGTTTTTTATGTATCGCATGGGTAAAATATAAGTAATCCTATCCCTGGCTAATTTAATCACCCTTAGCAGAGTCATGAACAAGTATCTTCAGGTTGCGTTATACGCCTTCGCCATGCTCCTCCTTATTCTCGGCGGCATCAAACTGGGCATCGTCGGCTTAACCAGCACCTTGAGCATTCAAGGGTACAAGGTGCCCACCGTCTTTCTTCTCCTTGTGGGATTCGCCGCCTTGTGTGTCGGCATGGTCCGTGATTTCTACCTTCCCTTCCTCGGCCAAGCACTCGTCCCCTGTTCCGTCCTCGAAGTGAAAGTCCCGGACAACGCCGACACCGAAGTCAAGGTCCTTGTCACACCTGGACGCAAAGTTCTATACTGGGCTGCCGAACCCGAAACAGAGCCTCTTCACACCTTACTTACGTGGCGTTCCGCCTACCTCGAATACAAGAATGCCGGTGTCGCCCTGTCCGATTCCGACGGTCATGCTGTATTGAAGGTGCGAAAGCCACAGGGCTATAAGGTTCCTACAATGATACTGCCTCCCCACATCCACTATCGAGTCTGTATGGATGAAGGCTTTCTGGGACCGGTCGTCACTGTGAAACTCGATGGTAAGGAACTGTTTGAGAATTATGCGCCTGCGTCTCAGGACCTCCCCTTGACAGATGATGATAAGAATCGTTACGGTATGCCTCCTAAGCAGTTCTCAGGTCCGACGGTATTCGGCGAAGGCTTTATTAATCCCGAGACGCAGGAAACGGTTCCAGGAGCGCCCTTTCTTTACACTCGACCCGACAATGTAGCCTCCACGATTCGAGACTACGCAGCGGATACAGCCGAACGAGCGGCAACCCTGATGCCTCAATCCGGTGCGCTCGTAAGCGACGTGTCTGATGTGGAAGCCCCCTTTACAGCCGGCTTGCCGGCTCCTAATGCGGGGTATGTGGAGGGTTAGGTTCAAAAAAACTTCATATAAGTCCATTCAATGGACGATTATGAATTCTTGCGCCGTGTTCTCTTTCTATTAGTTCGTTTCCTGTTACGAGATCTTCGTTCATTGTTACTTGAATTGTTTGACTTGTTCCAAAATTTTCCTTTTGGTTTCGTTACTTTCACTTCTTCGCCTAGTTTTGCTCCCATAGGATTTCGAACTTCATACGGCAACTCAGGAATTGAGTTTTTGAGGGCTTTTGCATTCAAACGTGCTTTCTTATTTGCTTCCAGTTTCACCC